CCAGAACCTTGGCACAGCGAAGGCAGTCCAGGATTTTGGGTCAACGTTCTTTAAGAACGGGGGCATGCTTGGCGGCATCCTAAGCACGAAGGAACACATGAGTGCAGAGCAAATGAAGCAAGCTCAGAGGACATGGGAGAGTGAGTATTCTGGCAGCCAAAACGCCCACAAGGTAGCTATCCTTGGCGGCGGTTTTCAGTATCAACCGCTTAGTGTCCCTCTAGAGCAGCTTCAGTTTCTGGAGATGAAGAAATACAGCACAGAGGAGATCGCTCGAATGTATCAAGTACCTCCCGCCATGATTGGCATGGAGAGCAACACAGCCTACAGCAACTATGAGCAACAAGTCTTACAATTCCACCAAGGATGCATCTTGCCTTGGGTCCGTAGAATTGAATTGGAAATTGAGAGAAAATTGTTGCGAGGAGACAAGAATTTGCAATGCGTGTTTGACGTCGACGTGTTGCTGCGTGCAGACAGCGAGAACAGAGCTAAGTTCTATCACTCTCTCTTGCAAGACGGCGTCATGTCAATCAACGAGGTGCGTGGCCGTGAAGGACTTGGCCCAGTTGATGGAGGCGATGAGCACCACATCCTCATGAACTCAATCCCACTTAGCCGAATGAGCGACTACGCTGACTCGGTCACTAATAAAACATCAGAAGAATAATGGCTGTACATCACTACAACTTGAAAGTCGTAATGTGCCGTGAGCGCGGCGACGAAAAAGCGGTTGGAAGCAAAACCTATTCTGAACCCACCCGCACCCCATGGGTCTTTACTTTTGCATCTACTGACGTTACTGCCGCAGCCGCCGAAGCGGAATTTCTCGCCGCAATGGAAGCAGGTATTGCCAGCGCTCCGCAGCACATCAAGCTAATTAAAAAATCTGGCACTGGCTCCCTCAAAGAGGCCCTGAACCTTTCAGCAACTACCGATAACGACGAAGTCGCAACAAGCGGTCCATATTCAGAACGCGTTGGAAAGGACGTTTTCCGCTATGAAATTGGTGTATCTACGGTCAGTGCCGCTGAGGCTCTTAGCAACCGCACCGCTCACAATCTGTCGTAATGGCCGAGACCTACGGAGGATACCCAAACTCAGCTAAGGCAGCCGCTCGGCGTGCCTTGCGTCACCGTGACAAAAACGGGACGAAGTGTGGCACACCCGTAGGTTGGGAACGCGCCAACCAGATTGCCTCTGGGGAGAAGCTTTCCCTGAAGACTATCAAGCGCACCTTCTCCTTTCTATCTCGGGCAGAGACATACAACCAAACCAAATTCAAGAACGAAAAGGGTCAGGAGATTTGCGGCAGCATCATGTACGCTGCGTGGGGCGGTACATCTATGCGTAGCTGGGCGAGCGGCATCATCAATAAGGTGGAGGGCAGAAAGCAGGTGGGCACTTTGGACGGCGAACCCGTTTTCGACACCCCAGCGGCAGCAGAAGCATATGCCAAGGAGATTGGTTGCAGCGGGCACCACGAGCACGAGTTAGAAGGCAAGACGGTATATATGGCTTGCAGTAGTCATTCTGACGCGACCAATGATGAGCGGGCTGAGATCAGCGGAGCAATCAAAAAAGGATTGCAGAAAAAGGCCGACGATCACAACGAGAAGGTCACCGTGCCACACAAAAAGACAAGTGTACGCACGCTGTCGGCAGTTTTTCGCCGAGGGGTGGGCGCATACAAAACGAACCCAGGAAGCGTTCGACCAACAGTAAAATCACCCGAGCAGTGGGCATATGCACGGGTGAACAGTTTTATTTATGCCCTTAAGAATGAGAAATTTAGAAGCGGCAAGCACGACACGGACTTGTTCCCGAAAGGCCATCCGCTGAGCTCAAAAGACTAATCATGGCTAACAACGTAGAAAAGCGATTTCTGACGAACGGCTTTGAGGTCCGTGCCGAAGAAGGCAAGCCCACTGTTGTGGAGGGCTATGCTGCTGTCTTTAATGATGAGACGGTGATCGGTGGATCCTTTGCTGAACGAATTGATCGCAATGCATTCGACGGAGCTGACATGACCAACACGGTGGCTCTCTTCAATCATGACGTCAACAAACCTCTCGCTCGTGCTGGTCACGGTCTTGAGCTGTCTGTAGACGATCGTGGCTTGAAGTACCGCTTTGAAGTTGGTAATCAAAGCTACGCAAAAGACCTGGTGGAAAATATCCGCTTGGGCAACGTCTCTACCAGCAGCTTCGGCTTCACCGTCCGCGACGATGAGTGGGAGATGCGAGATGAGATGAACTTACGCACCATCAAGGAAGTAGGACTACTCTTTGATGTGTCACCAACAACGCAAGGGGCGTACCCCACAACCGAAGTGGGCGTGCGCTCTATGGAGCTCGCCTTGGAAAACGAGGGAGTGCTTGCTGCCGAAGAAGAGGTAGCACGCATGTACAAAGAAAAGGACGAAGAGGAGGAAGAAGACGAGGATCGCGAGGAGGAGGAAGAGGAGGAAGAGGAGAACAAGTCCAAGCGCTCTGAGGAAAAGGAAGAGGAGGATTGCGGATGTGGTGACAACGAAATTAAGCCCGTACAACGCGAGGCTGAACAAGAACTCGAAACGGCGGACGCCCCCGTCGCCGAAGAGAGCGATTCAATTATTCAACGGGGCGCAGAATCTGAAATCTCTATGAACGAAGAGAAAAACGCACCAGCAGTGGTGCAAGGATTGGGCGACGCAGTCCAAAACGTCCGCGCCCGTTTTGATTTGGGCAAGGCCATCCGCGAAGCGGCTAGCGGTGGTCTCACAGGACTCGAGGCCGAAATGAGCCAGGAAGGAAGCAATGAGTTCCGTCAAGGTGGTGTAGCACCTGGTACAGGCATCAACATCCCGTCGATGCTCTTGCGTACTGACGCAGCCCCTATGGGTACAGCAACAGTGGGTGACTCAGGTTCCGAAACACTTTTTGCTGGCGGCGCTATCGCTACTGAGCTGCAAGGCCCAGTGGGTCGCTACCGTCCTGTGACCTTCGCTGACAAGATGGGTGTTCGTCGCATCACTGGTGTGACTGGAGACATCTCTATTCCCGTACAGAGTGACAGCATCACGGTGAATGAAAAGACGAATGAGAATGATGCTCAGGCTTCAGCAAACATGGCGTTCACGAATGTGACATTGTCACCATCTCGTATCTCGTCTCACACCAAGGCTTCGCAGATGTTGCTCGCTCAGAACAGCTTCGACTTGCAAGCTTTCTTGGCTGACGATATGCGCCGTGGATTGGAGAATCAGTACAACGTCAAGCTCAAGGATGTGATCGAGGGTATCTCTGAGTTTGACGCAAGCGACAACAGCCTCGCGAAGGAACACTACGCATACAAGCTCGAGGAGCTCTTGCGCGAAGGTGATGTTGATCCCGCTGGAGCATTCTTCTTGACTGAGCCCACGCTTTACCGCGACATGCGTCAAGCTACCCTCGACGCTGGTTCAGGTGTGTTTGCCGCTACTTCTGCTAGCCGCATCGGAGAGTACGAAGCAATTGTTTCTACCCTCTTCACAAACGGCAACGCCTACATGGTGAAGCCAGAAGATTTGGTGGTAGCAGAGTGGGGTGGATTGAACCTCCAGGTCGATCCTTACACCGAGGCTCACCTCGACGTGGTCCGGATCATCGCCAACATGTACGTGGATTGCAAGATCTTGCGTGCCGCAGGCGTGAAGGGTATTAAAGCCTAAGACTAACAACTAATGAAAGGGGTCAGGAAATGGCCTGGCCCCTTTTTATCTCTTTGCCTGCATGAACATCAAGGTCACACGATCATCTCGTACGAGCACGACGCTTTTCGATGCTACCGAAGCCACGGCTTTGGCATTGATGCGTAATCATGTTCGTGCTATTGATAACACTGATGACGACCTGCTCAAAGTATACCTTGACGCAGCCCTTGATTACATGCAGTCGATTACCAATCGACTACTAGGATCTCACACAGTTGAGGTGTTGGTGGATCATGATGAGCTCAAATCACGAATTGAACTAGTAGGGATAAACGAGATTGCTTCTCCAGGCATGACGGCTAAGTACCGGAAGGCAGACGGCACGTACAGTGGGGACTTGCTTGATTCGCACAGTTCCGATTACATTGCAGACCTGGAGTATCTGATTATCGACGACATCTACCCGGCATATATCTACTTCGACAACCTCCTTGACAAGGTGAGCGACACAGACACCAAGTTTACCAAGGGGTATCTCAAGCTAGAAATGACGGCAGGCACGGCCCTGGCTTCATTGCCATCACAATACAAGCAAGCCGCTCTGCTGTTGGTTGGTCACTATTACAACATGCGTGAAGCTGAAGCTATCGGAGGCATCACCATGGAACTCAAGGAGGGCGTCCAACGCCTCATGTCTAGCGCTAGATTGTACTGATGAGAGCTGGCGAACTCAATGAGAAGATTACCATCAAGCGGGTTACGCGCACTGTGAATAGTTACGGTGACGCGATCGACGCATTGAGTGACTTCAAGGTTGATGTTCGCTGCAAGATCATGCATCTCGGCACCCCATCAGCCGGAGCTAGTGAGTTCAATGACGACGCCCAAACCGTAGCGGAGATGAAGGCTGAGTTTCGGTGTCGATATATCAGTGGGCTCCGATTTGACGATGTAATCATCTGGAACGGAGGGACGTTTGACATCTATTCTATCATACCCATTGGACGCAGGGAGGGCATGAATGTTCGCGCCCGACTCCGCGACAATGAAGGAACACTACCAACCACATGAGCATAAACGTAGGAAAGGGAGGCAGGTTCCGATCGAACTTTACGCTGACGGGCTTCGAAAGAAACGACCCGGGCCCAGCGACACTGCGAGCCATGCTGTCCCTCAAGGACCGTATGGGCGCTCTGAATAAGATTATGCGCAGGGCACTTGAGCCTATGCGTAAAGATATGGGCTCACGAGCACCCGTAGACACGGGGGCTTTGTCTGAGTCATTCCGCGTGAGACGCTTGCGCAGGCTGCCAAGAAATACCCTTGGCTGGCGAGTGGGCGCCGTCAGCGGAGAAGGCGTAGGAGTGGGCGGTCTTGGATTTCAACTCGCGGGGTGGCGCGATCACTTCGCTGAATTGGGCACCGAGCATCATGAAGCCAGCCCACACGTTCAACCAGCAATTCGTGCGAATGCCGCTCGTGTAGAGGTAAACATTCGCAGCGAGTTCTTCAATTTTGTAGACGGCCTACTTAGAAGTGAGTAGGGCGTAACCCCAAACAAACAAACCATGGCACTACTTAATGCAAACTTTATGGGGCTTTACGCCCTGTCCAAGTCCTCCACCTCGGCATATACCGTTGGCGTGGGATCCACTCAAGCCGACGCCACAGCAGATGCGTTCACCCAAAACGGAAGCGCTGAAGGAGCGGCAATCCTCGTCGACGCGAATGACGATGTTTATGAAATCAGCAGTAAACCAGCTATCGTCAGCGTCACAGGTTCAAACACTACCAGCTTTACTGGTTACGACCTAGAGCTTTTAGCCGCCGCCACCAGCACATCACTGGATTTGACGAACACTCAAACCGAGGTTGTTGCACGCACCAGCAACGTATGTGGCAGCGAGACATTCATCGTTGGCGGAGCTCAGAACTGGAGCCTCCAGGCTGACGGATTGATCGAAGCTGGCGCGGTATCGGGCTACGGCGCGATGAACCTCATGGACTTCGCTCGCAAGGGCTTCTATGTCTTCGTTCGTTTCGTGCTCAACAACCAAGCAATGGACGATTCCGCCGACAACGACGAGAATGTAAGCTACATCGGCCAAGCGCTGATTGAGAACGTCAATATCAGCGGCGGATTCGATGAGACGCAAGTCTATAGCTGCACATTGAACGGAAATGGAAAACTCTACAAGTACCAATCATAACCTAGAACCATGTCAGTACTAAACGCAAACTGCCTCGCTATCTACTACCATGGTGCGGGCAGCACAAACAAATACAATGTCCTCAAAAGTCAAGACACCCAGGCGGCATACAACAGTGCTTTGTCATCAAATGTGTCGGACACAATTTTCTTGAAGACAGACGGTAAAACCTTTTTGAATTTTGGCTCAGTCACCGCTGCTACCGACGACTTCACGGCAGCTACGCTCACCCTCGCGGCAGCAGCTACTAGCTCCACTCTCGAGGTGAGCAATGCCGTTGAAGACGTGGCTCGCGATGGCTTTGGAGGGACTCTTCAGCAAAGCGAGATGACTTTCAGCATCTCTGCTGACGGTCTTGTCAAGTCTGCCGATGACTCAGGCGAAGACATCCTGGACTTGGCTCGCGACAAGAAGTACGTCCTTGTCCGCTTTCAGATCGACGACCTCGACTACTACTGTCAAGCATTGATTGACAATGTGTCTATCTCTGGAAACGTCGACGAGATTGCTACATACTCTATCAGCCTCACAGGCGTAGACGACCTGTACAAGGCAGAATAATCGTTATGGGCGGCGGCACACGGTCGTCGCCCTTTTTTACTTAATACAACCACAATGAAGAATACTCTTCGGGGCGAGTTCGCCTTTGCCATTGGCAAAAAGCGCTACAACGCATCTCTAACTCTGAACTCTTTGCGCCTCATGTGTCAAGCGCACGGCAAGAAGATTGAGGAGATTGACAAATGGATGGCAGATGACCCTCTTACGGCGGTATGTGCCTTTTGCTTTTTCGGAGTCAAGAACGATGGTCTGCGCAAGGGCAAAGACCCCAAGCTTCCTGACTTTGAGACATTCTGCGCTCAGGCTCTGGACAACGACGATACCATCGCATCTATGACGGAGGCTGTCACCCAGGCCATTGGAGGAAGCGAAGACGCCCCAGACTCGGGAAACTGAGCATACCCCAGGGAGAGTCTAACGAGGCACTCACCTGGGACGCGATGTACAGATCGGCGTTCGCCATAGGCATCTCCCCAGATGACTTTTGGAATATGACGCTTCGGGAGTACACGTACTACAGGGACGGGTATTTCAACAGGATGCGCCTGGAGTGGGATCACACCGCAAGTCTCATGGCGCTACTGGTGAACATAAACGCCCCAAAAGGTAAGCGATACGACGTAAAGGATTTCCATCCTTTCGAACAAAACAATCAGGGAGTTCGATCCAAGGCTGAAGCCGAGGCGCTCCTGGAGAAACTAAAAGACTTCTGATGCCGAACATTGGTACAACTAGCAGGCTGGCGTTCATCGCAACGATGGACATCACCAACTTCCTGAAGAACTCCGAGAGGTTGAACAACTTCGTGGGGAGGCTGGGCCAGAGTTTCGTCAGATTCGGACAAACCCTTTCTAGGAGCCTGTCACTCGTCACAGGTATCTTAGAGGGGTTTGCTGTTAAGGTAGCTTCTAGTTTCGATGAACTCTCTGCCCAGCTTGAAGCCATATCGGGGGGCGAGGGTTTCAACGCACTTATTGAAGATGCACGTAAGCTTGGGCGATCCACAAGGTTTACGGCCACCGAGGTTCTCACCCTTACCCGTGAACTCAAAAAGCTTGGTCTTAGCACAGAAGAGACGGCGCAAGCAGTAAGGTCTACCATTGGGGTGACCACCGTCTTTGGCGGTGACCTTGTGCAGGTAGGGGATGCTTTGGCAGCCCTCACTAGGCAATTTACTGACCTTGAATTATCGCGAGCGGCAGATGTGCTGGCCGTCGCCTTTCGAAAGACGGCTTTAAGCACAGACAACTTCAGAGAGGCGTTTAAGAACGCTGGCTTGATCGCAAACCTTACCGGGCTTAGTTTTGAGCGAAGCGTGGCAGCACTTGGTGTGCTTGCGAACACGTCTCAGAAAGCGGGCATTGCTGGTACTCGATTCAAAACAGTGCTTGCAAAGCTGGCTGAAAATGGGATTGACGCAAGCGAGGGGCTCCTTGCTGTGCAAGCCGGAGGCAACAGCTTCACATCGCTTCTTGAGCTATTCAAGGTTAGGGGCGTAATTGCCGCTAGTGCGATACAGCAGTTAGGCTTGGAGATGGAAGAATTAACAATTCTTCTTGAGGATGTCGACGGGGCAGCAGAGGGCTTCGGCTCTACAATGAAGGACAGGCTATTCTTCTCTGTCGCAAGAGCTAAGGCCGCTCTTGAAGATATTGGCATCTCCCTCGGTAATACTTTGGCCCCATTTATTGCCAGGGTATCTGACGGCCTGGAAGCCCTCGCTGATAAGTTTGCGAATATGGATGCCAAAGCAGCGGCATCTCAAGCCGGATTTGCGCTACTACTAATTGCTCTTGGCCCCGTGGTCTTCGCGCTGGGGCAGTTAGCCATCGCCGCAACGGCTTTGCTCAGCCCGTTGGGAGCTCTGATCATTGTACTTGCAGGGTTTACAGCCCTTTCTGTACGTGCGGCTACTCAAAACCTTCTCTTAGAAGGGTCGATAAAGAAATCCACCTCCGCTTTTGGTGACTTTCAGACTGCCCTGGCTGACGTCGGCGGCGACATAGCCAACTTCAGTACCGCTCAACTAGAAGTTCAACTGACCCGTTTACGCAGCTTGCTTAAAGAGGGTTCTGACGACATGACCCAAGAGGTCTCGGACATTCTTGATATACAGCGAGGACAAAACACAGGTATCACCGGATTGGTTAATCGCTTGCTCGATCTCTCAGGAAGAACGGTTTTTGAAGGAAGCCTCATAGAGCAAGAAAATGGTCTTAGCGCCATGCTCGGCGGGGCTCTTGGCATCTCCCTGGAAGACCTTGAAAGGACAGAGAATCAACTTGAGAGAGCTGAAGAGAGGCAGACTAGTATTCTCGATAAAATCATTAAGCTTCAGGAAGAGCTTGAAAAGAGAGAAAAGGAACGCGCTCGCATCGCTAAGGAGAGGTTAGCTATACAAGTCCAGCTTGGGCTGCTTACCGAGGACGATCTGAAGGGCAGCGAGGATCTTTTTGAGAATCTCATAGGTAAACTCAAGGGCGCCGTATCGGTCTTTGGCGCAGAGTCAAGACAGATAACTCAAGTCTTTGACGACTTGAATGCCCTTGATCTAGCAAAGCTTGAAGACCTGGTCTTAGGAAAGTTTCCCGACCTCTTGGCGGGAGATCTAGACACAGCTAGCCTACAGCAACAAGCAGACGTATTAGATGCCCTTGCCGACATATTTGGTGACGCCGTCGCAGGCTTCACAGAACTTAGATTTGTTGGTGGGGCAGAAACTTTCGCGGATCTTGAAACAGGGGCTAGAGAGCTAGCAAAAGCAATCGGCCAACAACTCTTAGCTAAAGAGCTCAAAGGAGCTTCTGACCAAGCCATCAACCTTTCTAATGCTCTGACTGAGCTGGGGCTGGCTACCACGAGCGACGCATTAACAGATAAGATATCCGCTTTACGTCAGGAGTTGAAGGGACTTCTTGAGATTGATGAGCCCACGGATGCAACAAAGACGCGTATTGATGAGGTAGCTGCCTCCATAGTAGAAGCAGAGGCTGATTTAGAAAGAACTCAGTTAGCGGCAAAGCTGAAGGAGCTAAGGGAGGAGCTAAAGTTTGGGGAAAGGGAAATACAAAATCCCTTTGACGGTCTTAAAACCGCTCCAGAGATTACGGAAGAAATTGCTGCTCTACAGACAAACATTGTACAACTTAAGGATGGTTTAGCAGAGGCAGCCGAAAAAGGTGTTGCCCCACTTGACCAAGCCCTTACGCGGATAAAGATAACGGAGAGGACAAAGGAGCTGGACAAGTTGTTCAGGGATGAAGCTATCGCTAAGTTCAACGACAGCCTCACCGAGCTTGAAGGAAAGCTGTCTGCGATAGACGCGCTATCAGACTTAGGGGTTATCGACGGGTTCCAGGCAGCAAAAGACACTGTCGAGAACCTTACAGAGCAAGTTGCCTTGGCGCAGGTCGCGCTGTCGAAAGGTCTAATTGACAAAGATAAGCTCGATAATCTTGTCCTTCGCCTACGGGAAGCCAAGATAGAACTAAACGAGTTCTTCGTGGCATTCCTTTTGATTCGAGGGATCTCCAACTTCGCTAACCTCGTGGCCGATGCCTTTACAAGGGCAAAGGAAGAGAGCCGTAAGTTCGGTGAGGTGTTGAAGGAGAGCCTGACAAAAGCCCTGAACGAACTCATTGTCAAGCTTGCGGTATTGACTACGCTCTTCTTGATCCTCAGCGCTCTCTCTGGCGGCACAGGAAAGATTGCTGCGGTCGCTTCCAATGCGTTAGGAGGTCAGGATCTAGGTTCGTTCTTAGCAACGGGACTCACCTCGGGCGGCCCAGGATTCCGCAGCTTAGCTACAGGCGCTACAGGCGGGGTAGGCACGACAGCGCCAGCCGTTCGTGTTGAAGGTCTCTTGGCTGGGGACAATATCGTTATTGCAAATCAGCGCGGTACACGCGCAATTGATCGCACCTTTGGGTAATGGCAGTCTCTTACTTATTTGATACAGTATACAGCCCTAAGAATGTGGGCACGGGGGCAAAGCACCGATTGGTGATTGGCACCACGGACGCTATCAGCGGAGTAGCTACTCAGCTCGAGCTGCTTGACCCAGGAATTAATCTGCAATGGCAGGGTGACGCCGAGAGGTTTAATAAAGCTGTCATGGGGTCGACGCTGTCTTTCACAGCATATGTCAATGACAATCAGTTGACCAAGTGGGAGAACCTTCTCAATCAAGATGAAGGGAAGTGCTTCTGCCTGTTTTTTGATAGCGACGCCGCAGACGCAAAGCCCTACTGGTATGGAACATTGCTGATTGAATCCACATCAATCGAAGTGGCCTGTGAGCGACGGAAGATTGACGTCGTGTTCACCGACGGGCTAGCCATGCTTCGCGGTGTCCCTTGGGCCAAGGCTAATGGGGATCTGTACACTGGCCGTAGAACATTGTCATTCTTCATGAATGAGATTGTGTCCAAGCTCGGTGGTTTTGCCGGGTACAAGGACTACATGAACAATGAGATCAATCAGGCTGTCATCCCTAAATTTCGAGAGATTGGTTTCCCCTGGCCGTCTGTAGAGAATCACGATGACGACACCTTCTACGACTGGCACGAAGCAGATGGTGTGCTGGAGCACTGCGCGGTTGAGTCTCGCACATTTCACAAGCCAAAAAAGAATGTAGATCGCCTGCGCGAGTTGGCAGCGAGGCCGGAGTACTTCAACACTGGCGATGTTCTTGAGGATATATGCAAAGCTTTTGGAGCTACCGCGTGCATGTTTGAAGGGCGGGTGAATCTCGTGTGCAGGCAAGAGGTGGCGTTTATGAAGGGGGCCGGGGTGTATGGCGTCAAGTACGACAAGAACACGAGCAACCCCTTCAACGATGTCGTCAGCTCGGACACAACAGGACTATTTGGAACTGAAGGCACAAACTTCGACGATCACTACGTTATTCGTGCGGGCGCGACAAAAGGCAAGAGTCTGCCATTTTCCCAAGCGATATTGATCCACGAAGATGGCGGTAGCGACAACTTGGTTCAAGAGGGTTTCTTTGACCCAAGGGGCAGCTCAGAAACTGGTGGAAGACCCAATATATTTTCCGATTCTTTAGGCCCGCTTCTTTCAAACACGGGGTACAGGTCCGACATCAAATACGTGTTTGAGAACGTAGACATTGGCCTACCTATCCCCACTCCCGCAGCAGATCCGAACACGGGTCTAATCATTGACCAGCCACACCTTAGCTTCCCTAAAGACCCGTCAACATACATGGGGTTCCCGTCTCAGGAAGCTACGGACCTTGAGGTTTCCAGCGGCCAGCAGATACGCTTGACATTCGGAGGAAATGTAAGGTTTCGAGACGTCTCTCTTACGTCACAATTCATATCAGCGGCAGTG